CCTGTGCCGACGAGGGTTGTGCTATCGACGGAGATCGCGCTGGCGTCGTGGGCATCCGAGGTATCGGTGATGTGCCCTTGAATGTCGCCGTCCAGTTCGACGATGGCCGCTTGCACGTCCGTCGCTGCAACCGTACCCGCCGGAGTGAACGGTACTTCTGCCGCGGTCTGATCGTCGGTGCCTGCACCGCCACCGCCGCCTGGATTTTGAATGTTGCTCATCGCATCCCGAACCTTCCGCCCATCATAAGGGTCGAGCCGACATGGACCGGGCCGGTTGCCGCGGTCGGTAATTCAAATTCAAATGCGCCCGCATCCGGCGCCGCACCCGCAAAGGGCAAGCCGACATAGACGCCGAAGTTAATTGCAGGGCTCCCAGCTTGCAGCGTAAAATCTCCCGCCCCGGCATTGGTGAACAGCGGATTGATGCCAACCAAATTATTCGATTGGGTGAGTCCTGTCGCGCCGGTAAACTCCGTATTTTGGAAATTGTTGTAAGCAATGTTGTTTTTGATGCTGGCGGTATCTGAGGCAACGGCTTCAATGCCATACCAACTATTTCCATACACGGTGTTATTATAAATTTGAGCCCCATCGCCAGTAATGGAAATGCCAACGCCGCCGTCGAGGTTTGCGCCGAGATTATTATACGACACGTTGTTGTAGCAGTGATTGCCACTGCCGATTCCCACCAGGATGCCAGCGGCGGTCACTCGCACCGTGCCGCAATTGTAAACCGTGTTTTCAATAATCGTGTTGTCGTCGGGCGTATTACCGGGGACACTGCTGTAATTGTGAATGCCAAACCCGCCGATATCGTAAATTTCATTCCCTTGAATAATATTGTCACGGCCTTCGTTATAGACGCCATGACCGGCTGAAATTCCGCCATGAATTTCATTGTCGAGGATTTCAATGTGATGACTATCCGCGCTTATCCCGATGTAAACGTGATTGTTAGAAACACCAGGACCGCCGAACAGATTAGCGTCCTTGATTTCGCAATTTTGCACTCGGACATAGCTAACCGCAGACAATGTGACGAGGCCGGGACCGACGTTAGTATCCCCGCCATCGATGATAAATCCGTCGATAATCGCATAGAGCGTGCCGCCAGTGTCTAAATAGATCGGATGATAACCGCTGAAGGAACTGATAGTTGCGACATTGGCCGTTGCAACTATCAGTGTGAACGGATGCGCCCAGGATGTACCGCTGGGCATGTTGTTGTTGACGCTTCGCTCAAGATTGTAATCGCCGTCATAGACTTCAACGATATCGTCAGCACCGGCACCGGCCACCGTGCCAATCGATGCCAAGGCATCAAAGATGTTGGTGAAGTCGCCGCCGCCTGCTTGTTTAACGGTGATGGTGGCCATTAGGGTGCTTTTTGTTCTTCGCCGCCCTGAGCCATATAGGCGCGGCCAAATTGAGCGGCGGCGGCTAGACCGGAAACCGTCACCTTGCCATCTTTGAAAGTTTGTCGCAGTAAATACATTCCAGCAGGGGTTGATGCTGCCGCCGCAATGGGCGTTGAGACAAGATTCAGAAACCTCGCACCGAGCCCGCCATAAGGCGACGCTTGAGTTCCCATTGTGGCGATTTGCTTGGAAAGACTTTCCAGAAACTTTGCATCACGATAAGGAATAACGCCGCGGGTCAGCGGATCACTGATTAGCAACTCCGACAACTTCACGTCAGGTCGTGGGTTTGAAAGCACTTTGGAGATTCTTTCGGTTGCCTGCTCACGCCGATAAAGATCATTAGCTTGCTTGAGCGCCGGAGATACTTTGTCCAATTCGTCAAGTATTTTTGCGCGCGCATTCATTAGTGCTTGGCCAGCTTCGCCCTCGTTGCTGAGGATCAAATCCTTGGCCTTGGCATACATGCCGTTGATCTGTTTATGAATGTCGGCATATGGGAGAGATCCCTCAGCATCGACAGTGTTCGACAGATTCTTTAGATACTCCACCGCCGACTTAGGCGCATTCGCTCGCGGAAGTTCATTGATCGCATTGGTAACGGCGCGATTAATTAAATTCGTAGGCACTTCCTCGGCTGTTGCTCTAACTGCATCGTAGGCCGCACCCGACGCCCTCGGCTCATAGGCTCGATTGATTGCATTGGGTGTGCCGCCTATCCGCTCGACTCCCGCTTCGACGGCGGCAGTTCGCGTTGCACCTGGATTAACGAATTTACCGATGGCTTTTGCTGTGCCCTTTCCGGCGTTAATTAGCGGCCTTACAATCGCTGGTATCGCCAATGGCAACGCCGCCGACTTGGCAATCTCGCCAAGACTATAGGGCTCATTGCCAAGCACTTGATTAACCGCTGTGCCCGCCGCTTGAATGCCCGCACCAGCAAGAGTGCCGACACCGGGAATCATACTCGCTGCTGCTGCTGCTGTTGGGATGGTCGCATTCTTAAGTGTTTGAAACGCCGGTTCTTGAATCGCTGATCGCTGCCGCTCTTTGGTGAAGTCGGAGAGCTTCATCGGTGGGGCTTCGGGTTGCCTACTCTCCAACGCCGATTTATAGCTTTGTGTGGACTTGTCTAGCTCGTTAAGTTTGCCGATCTGAGCTTTCTCCGCATCTGCCGTCACTCGCTGAACAGGCGTAAGAGTTTTAGTTTGCTCATCCCACCACGCATGTTCGCCGGTTGCTTCGTTAGTGACTATGTAGCCCTGTTCTGCCATCTCTTATTTCTCCAACCGTTTCCAACCTGGAGGAAGGCCGCTTGATCCCGACTGTCCCGCTTGAGGTATTGCCTTGTTCCCTAGCGCGGCGTCCAAAGTGCCTCTTAAAAGATTGCGGCGACTCTGAATAATCTGCTTGGCAACTTCCCTCGACATGAAACCATCAGGCAAGAACTCTTTTTGAAATTCCTGCTCTGGCACCGCGATATTCGCAGCATCGCCAGCTGCTTTCGCAAACGTGGCAAGTTGAGAGCCGAGCAAGCCATAAAATTCTTTCACATCAGGATTATCGCCGATATATTTTGAGCTTTTTATTTCGGCCCAATTTTTAGCACGGGCCGCGGCCCCAGACTTTTCAGGCAATAGCAGTTTATTCGACAATTCTTCGAGCCTGTCCAAGATGCCAAACGCGGATCGCGCCATCGTTACAAATTGTCCAGGACTCTTGCCGCTGAATGTTCGATAGCCGCGCTTGATGGCCTCGGCCTCTGTCATATCGGGCGGTGCGGGCGTGAGCCCTACTGGCTCGATATAATTCGGCGCCTTATCTCTTAGCGGCAGGTTCATCTCGGCTGTTTCTTTGCCCGTTGTCTTGGCTCCGGCCATCGCCGCTGCTGCCTGCTGCGGTAGCGGCACTCCGGTAGGCGCTGCGGCTACTGGTGCAGGTGCAGCAACTCCCGGTGCCACACCCGTGGGCGCGACGGGTGCCGCTGGCTGTCCTTGTTGTGGAAACGGCGGGGTTGGCTGGCCCGTTTCTGCTGCCGCACGTCCTAATACATTTCCAGCAGTTGTAGCGGAACTCCCCCCATAGAGGACTCGCTCGCGGTTCGCTAATGCCGCATTTCGATCTACGCCTTGAGCAATATCTTGGTGAAATATATTATCGGCTGGATTAGACGGATTGAGGCCAGCAAACTGCCAGCCCCGGCTGGTTTGTGTAAGCCGCGCGCCATAGGGGAATGCCTGTTTGAACTCATCTGAATTTTGGTAGTCCAACGCTTCTTTGGAAGTTGCAAAGGCGCGACTAACTGATCCTCCTGATGCCAATCTAGGATCAGTAGCCCTAAGCGCCCCGGCGATCGCCTGCAACTGTCGCGGTCCAACGCCAAGCCCTACAGCCTTTTCCAACATCATCCGTAACGTCGGCTTCTCCCCGCCAGTCGGCGCCTCATAGACGCCCTGGACGCCGGTAATGTCGTTTTTGTAGTCGGGGCTGTCAGGAGCGATGCCGGCGTTGTCAGGTCTAATCCCTGGATTAATCTGCTGATTGGCTTGTGCTTCACCCGTGAGTTCTAAATTCATCTCACCCGGCGTTTGCGCCGATGGCGTGTTCGCATAGTCGCTTAGCTTTTGCCGCGCTGTGTTTTCCTGATTGTACTGGTCGAGCAACATCTTTTGCTTTTGCGATTCAATCTCTATCTGTTTGGCCCGGTCGCTGGCTTGCCGCATGGATAGGCCAAGGCCGATGCCTTGAGTAAAGTGGTCTAGGAAAGTTGGTCGGGGGTTATAGAAGTCGTTTGCCATTTTATCCCCACAAGTAATTTCCGAAGGCGGTCCCGGCACTCCCGCCAAAGTTGCCCACCGCCGCACCGGCTGCCTTGCCGAACAGCCCCGACCATACATCACTAGACTTGGTGGCGTTGGCAGCGTCGGCATACTTCGCGTTGGCTATGCCGGTGGTCAGTTGCGCCTGGTTATTCAAGTATTGCGGCTCCTGGGTCATGGGTAACTGGCCCCGCATATTCGCGGCATTGAGCAGCAGGTTGTCACTCTTATCCAACTGTTGCGCTGCCAACCCTTCGAGGTAGCGGCCACCAGCAATTTGCGCCGGGCCACTTGATGGACTGCCAGTCGTCGCATAGTTGCTGCGCAGGTTCTTTAACCCCTCCTCGGCATAAAGTTTGAAGGTCGGGGAAGCTGTCGGGTTGTTAATACGTTCGCTCAAGCCGGGGAAAAAAGATTGTCCGAACTCACCGCGATTTTGCTCAAGACCAAAGAACGGCGTGGCCCGTGCGTTGTATGCTGCCAACGCATCGCGTTCTCTTTGTCGTTCACCTTCTAATTCAGCCGCGGCTTTCTTCTCGCCTGCGCTAGCTTTACCAAAACACATTGTTAAGCCCCTTCCTGTTCGACCGCCGCCTTAATCACATAGCGGATGTGGCCGATCTCCGGCGCGGCTTCTTCAAACCCGAAGCGAGTATAGACTCGCGGGTGCCACGGGAGTTCATTGAAATTATGCGTATGCAAATCAATCTCGGCGAAGTCAGCCATCTTGCACATCTCATCGCCCAGCCGGATCAACTGCTTGATGCCGTAGTCGTCGCACAGCCCTTGCAGCACGGCGCCATGAACGTCGTGCCAGATAACCCCGAGCGCATAGGGCGCAATCGTCATGGCCGAAACAATGCTGTCGTCGGTCATCATGCCTTTGACCCGACCCCATGCGTTATACTTCTCGGCGATCGGCTTCAGCCAAACCAAGTCGGACTTTTCCATCTTGCGAATCGCCATCATGCCATCAGCCCAGCATTGCGTAGCGCCGAGATAATATTATTCACAGCGTTGCCAACAGACACTAACCCGGTGGCAATCGTATTGATGTCGGCTTTCATTTCATTGATTAACGTCTGCTCTGCCGCTGTATAAGTCACTCCGGCACTCGCCGAGGTCACGCTGACGCTGCTAAAAGTCCCGCCCGCTACCGCCGCCGCTTGAGTCAGGTCGGCATGGGCATCCGTGCCGTGATGCTGGTACGGCAACACGTTAGTGAATAGCGAATGATCGAGCGTGTCGGTCAGGTCGCCAATGATATTGGTTCCGTCCAATATTCCTTGAGCTTGGTTCGGCACTCCAAACAGTACCCGGTGAACCATCACATGATACTGATAGGCGTTGTCGCCGAGGGCTGCGCGAATCTCCTCGGGCGGATTGTCAAAGCCTTGTGTGCCTATGATCGGTCCTGGCATTAGAAGCCCGCCCTTTTTGCCATGATGGCTTCAAGTTGCGCCTCAGTGTAGGCGTCGAACGTTGCCGGGTCGAGAAAGCCGCGTACCGGCTTGAAGTTCTTCATCGCTCCGGCCTGCTCATATAGCGGTCTGTGCCCGCCCGGCCCTACCGCCCTCATGCCATGAATCACATCGCCGGTAGTTTCATCGATCAGCGCGGGAAACATCTTCTCCAACTCCGTGACCGGCACCGCACCAGGACGTGCCATTCTTGCCGCCAAGGATGGCCCAGGCTTGAATACTTTCGCCATTGCTAGGGCTGCTGCACCACCCATGCCTTCGGCGTCCGGTGACTCCGTGGGAGCGCGTTGGAGCATATCTGAGAGCTTCATCGGACCCGTGCCGACCCGGCCGGCATAGGTGTACGGCTTGCCCTCGGCCATCAGGTCGGGGCGCGGCTTGGCTTGGCCGCTTAGTTGGGCAATGATGTCTTGCAACGTCATCCTAAATTCTCACCCGTAATCCAGCAGTCAGTCACGAGATAGTAAACCGGATCGGTGACAACGATCTCCAAACTCATTTCCGTACCGATGCCGAGATTGTGCACGTCCACATTGGGCGGGTACTCACCGCGCAAGCCGAGGCTTCGATGCTCGTAAAAATCCCAGTCGCCGTGGTCCATTTTCCAGCGGAGAAACAACTGCGGATCTTCCAAGCCTTCCCGCCCCTGGCCGCGCTGCACCCGCAGGCGCAACTGATTGACCCGGGTGAATGTGCCGTTGGGCGATAGCTGAAACTGAAACAGCCTGTACACCCGAATCTCATCGCCGTTATCGGTCAGGTGCTCTTTATCCCAATGAAAGATTTTCCCGGTGCGCTTATAGTCGCCGATATACTGCTCGCCTTCCCAGACCATGTGCGAGTTCATCGGCAAGACTTTCCATTCGCCTTCTTGCCAAAGATTATCTTCCGACCACACCTCGTGCTTATAGTCGTAGTTGAACACCCGGTTATTCTCGATCGATATCCAGCGAATGACGGCCTCGGGGTAGAAATCAAAGCCGTGGATTTTCTCCTTGGACTTGAGCGGGTCGAGTTCGCGCCAGTAAGGCGTCGAGATGATGCGTGGCTGCAAACCCTCAAGGCGGTAAAACTGGCCATCATCGCCAAACCAATAGAGAGTGTCGTTGGCCTGGACGATCGAGTAGGGAGCGCCGCAACCCTTTTCGATGAAGTTACGCCGCGCGAACACCAACTCGCCGCCGATGTTCACCCAGATTTCAATCGAATGCGTTTTGAAAAAGTAAATCTCCCGGCGAAAGACGATCATGTTCTCAATCTTCTCGTCGCCTTTTTTCTTCTGCACGCGATTGACGTTGACTAACTCACCGCCAAGCAGCGGATAAACTTCCGGCTCCTCCAAGTCGCTCCAAGTAAAGTCGAGGTCGTTGTAACCGGCGATGAGCAAATGGTAGTCGAGTTCCTGCACGAACTTCCCTTGCGGCGGATTGCCGCCAAGGACCGAAGCCGT